TTCTCACCCTTGGCTTCAGGTTCACCAGCTTCTGACATTATATCGTCATGATTATCAGTCGCATACTTTACAGCAGCATCTTCATCATCGAATGATTTAAGTACATCACCTTTGGTATTTTTGACGACAAACTTTTCGCCATCTTTTGAAACGTGTTTCTTAGGGTCCATTTCTTTAACCGGTGTCTTACCCTCTAGTACATCACTGACTGCTGCAGCAATGCTTAGGGTAATCTTATCATTGATTTTCATTTTAAATCTCCTATTGTATGAAAAGCATTCCTGCGATAGTTGCAGCGGTTGCTGTAAGTACTATCCAGAACAATTTGTTAATTACTGATACAGTTTGAGCATTAGTTCTTACCATATCATCGAGTCTCTCTATTCTATTTATAACGGCTAGAATCTGAGCTCCTTGTTGTTTTTGTATATCCATTAGTGTGGATATTTTTTCCTCGGCCCTGGCGAGCGATATTATAGCCTCTGACATAGAATCCAATTTAGATTCTATTCTATCAAGCCTCACGGCCTGTTCATCCCTTTGTTGTTGTACTGTTGACATACTTATAAATCCTGCACTTTAGTGGGGTTACCCCCTTTATTAATCTATGATATTCAAATCTTTTGACATCAAATACCATACCCGCGGTTAATAACCAAGGGAGACAATTCTCTAATTGAAATTGCCAACCTTCTCCACCTATAATCTCCAATTCTCTATCTTCAGCATCACGATGCCATACGTACTCCGCATCGTCGGCCATTGGGTCGAATTCTCTTATATTAGAGTCTTCCCAATAAGGTTTACCAAAAGTAAGATCCGCCACCTGTTAGTCCTAATTGTTTAGCATATTTAGGAAGACGACATGCCCAATACCCAGCCTTGGTTTTATCATTCTTCAATGCGCATTGATGTCTAGCAGCAAAACTCTTTGCTGCCCCCTTGTCATTAATCTTAGCAGTAAGGCCAGATGTATCTCCAAACTGAATCTTTATAACATTGCCTTTATCGTTCTTAACATAGACATAGTATTTCTTCTTGCCGCCCCTTTTAGGAGAGTTCAATTCAACATCTTTATCCTTAGTAGCTTCAATCATAGGTTGTTCTAAGGGAACGTGTTGTCCCTCATAGAGTCCGAATCTTTCATCAATGTGTTCTAAGAATGAATGCATTACTATTTTAAAGCCTTTGCTAATTCTTGGACAGTCATAACTTTGATATTACCTTCGTTATCAACTGTACCAAACTTTAAAGTGCCGCCATCAAGTCTAGGCTTAATATTATAAGCAACTAGGCCTCCTTTCTTACCTGGGATATTATGGATGGTTCCATCTTTATCAATTTTAGGCTTTTGTCTATGACTTGCATTATCGTTACCTAAAGCTTCGTCAACTGATTCCTGGCCTTCTCTTAATTCTTTAAATTTTTTCATTTCTTTATAGTCCTCACTATTTTGCTAATTAACATTTTAATTGCTGTAAAATGTGCCCATCCTAATCCATAGAAGAAATGGAATGTATGATTCTTTTCTATTTCAGATTTAGGTCCTAGTTTTCTAGTCCAATTATCTACAAATTGACCCTTATATCTTAATACTGCATGAGATACTTTAGTCTTGCTAGGGCCAACACAACAGATACCAGCTTGGTGAGTTAGTAGTAACCACCACATTTTTAAATGGCTTCTGCGGGAAAGTCTCCAAAGAATAGATAGAGCATAATCTTCACAATCACCTACATACTTACCCTTGGCATCTTCTGAATAGATAATCTTCCAAGCATCGGCCATGCCGTACTGGTCTTGATCCTTTCTATACTTCCACTTAGCATTAAAATCTTTTATTATCTTATCTTCTATATTCATTTTTGTTGTCCCTTAATCCATTTTATTGCAATGGAGTTTTCTGGAGGCTTTGCAGCCCACGATTTTATTCTTTTGTAGGCATCCGTAGTGGCCTTTTCAATATTAGAACCTTCCGAGTTATCAACAATAATCATTCTTCGTCTAAACAATGCTTGGAATTTACCAATATTAGTTTGAACATCTTTCCACATCTTGGATACCATATCATCTGGTATTGAACGTGGACGATTATTATTTCTAGTTTGTGCAGTTTCTAAATCTGTATTAACAAAGATCATATGTACAGAGTAACCTAATCCTCTCACCATATCAACTTGTTTCTTAATCTTAGCATAGTCTTTACCCGTTCCGTCTATAACTAAACCGAGTCTACCCCTTAATGACGTATTAAGTTTCTTACCTGTTAATGATTTAGCAGAAGCTCTCACTGCCTGACCTTGCGCGGATGCAATATCCTCTGGGTTAGTAGTGAGGCCTGCCTTTTTCAAGCCATTTTCAAAAGCATCATCAGAGTTAATTAATCTAAACCCCAGTGCTGCCAGAGCAGTCTTACCTACAACAAATGATTTACCAGAACCTGGGCCACCTGCTAGGAATACTGCTTTAAATATAGAAGGATCATTAACCCCTTCCATTAGATCAAAATGTTCTTTAAATTTATTCATCGCTTTAGGTCATACCTGTAAGTTTTACCCTTAGATTGCTTATCTTTAGTAACCCTATACTTAGCATGACGAGCGATGTTATTAACAAGTTCAACATCACCTTTCTTTAATGCCGCAGTAATTACTGGAACTAGCTTATCAGCAATAGATTTAGCGATACCGCTGTCATCCATTACTAATGGAGCCTCTTCTAATCCTGTTTGTTCTAAAAATGTTTTCATTACTTTAGTTCGTCCTCTGCATCATTTACTTTAGACACTTTCTGCTTTAATTTCATGCGAAGTTTTTTAAAGGCACTAGGCGGCATACTCTCTTTCTTCTTTCTCAATGCTTCTTTTTCTTTTCTGATAGATTCTCTTGCCTTTTCAATCTTTTCTAATGTCTTTCTCTTATCCGCCATCTTCTTAGCTTTCTTAGTAAGTACTTCGGCTTTGCCCTTATCAGTGAACTTCTCTTTACCTTTCTTAATGGCGGCCTTGGCTCCTACCTTGGCTCCTTTGTAGGCTAATTTACCAACACCCTTTGCTATTTTCTTAGCAATACCGAAGCCTAATATTTCATCTATTTCATTTTGAGATAAAGTATTATATTCCTTGAAGGATTTCATTTCTTTTTCTTTCCTTGAGCTGCCTTTATTTCCTTCTCGGTAGGAGCATCAGGATGTCCCTTAGGGTTCATCTTTCTGCCGCTATTTCTTTTCTTACGGATGTTATCCCACAACCCTTTCTCATTAACGTCTTTAAAGGATCTAAGTACATTAGGTTCTACTGATTCGCCTGGGGTTTCTGCCTTATATTTAGCAGTTACTTTGGGTTCACCAACGCCGCCACAGTTTTCTACCAGCTCGACTTGATCAAGCCACACTCTCTTCTTCCATTGTCCAAATTCAACTACTAGGTAATTGGTACCACATACTTTAATAACACCAATATCATTAGTTTCTTTTAATACAACTTCGTCACCAACAGTGAATAGATTACCTTCAACATACTCTTCGCGTGTCTCGGATACTTTAGGTAGTTCTACGTGTTCTCTAAACTTAGGAGATTCTTTGATACCCATTTCTTTTCTTACTGTATTGAATAGGTCTTTGGAATCATAACCACTTGGAACACCTTTGGCGAATGATACTGCATCTCCTGAAGCGGCCGCTGCTCTCATTTTAGAAGCGGACATCCCTGTCACTCCTTCTGCATCTGGGTCTCTTTCTCCGGCGGATATAATCTTCACGCCATCTTTGAAATCATAGAACCCGTGTTTTGCCTTAACACCGTTATATTTGTTTAACAGTACTTCAAATTCTTTTACTCTATCGGATCCGGCAACCATACTTACAGTAGTGTAACCTTGGTCGTATAACTTAGTAGCAATGTCCATAACGTGTCTTACATCACCGTCAGCCATAATACTACGAGCATGCTTAGGAAACATCTTACGCAGGAACTTAACTTTCTGCTTAAAGTTTAGAGGATTTTTCTTAGGGTCTTGTGACTTAGAACCGTAAACCCTATATGAACCACTAGACACACTCTTTAGTTTGTCGAATAGCTTCTCATGGCCTACAGTAGGTGGATTAAATCTGCCGAATGCAAATGTAATCTCTCCCTTTTCTTCTTTTAGATATGTACTAAAACTTTTAAATTCCATAATATTATTGGCCCGGGGTTTTGTTTTTGTTTTTCATCTTTGCTCTATCTGCCTTCTTTACCATTGGAAGTAACTTCTTAGCTATCTTCTTAATCGCTGCTGATTTCTTAGCAACTTTCTTCTCAAGCTCACCACGAGCGGCAAACGATAAATCGTTTTTGGACTTATTCTTTAGGATCTTTTTAATGATGAGGTTACGTGCTTGTTTTTCTGCACGGCTTTTAAGTTTTTCGGGGGAGGCCATTTTCTTTGCCGCTTTCTTACGAGCGATCATGATTTTGGCTTTATTCTTTCTGAACGATGCCTTCCGCTTTTGTCTCTGCGAAATAGTCAACGCTTCATTTGCGTCGTTGAATTCTTTAAACGATTTCATCTTATCCTCGGTTATCCCATTAATCAGTTAGGGTTGTCCCAACCTTTTATAATATCTTTGCTAAAGTTGTTTGCAGAAAATTCCATTCTGTCGACAAGTTTAACAGCGCCACCTTCCATTCGATCTATAGCAACAAAACCTTCAGGGTTGGTTACTCTAAATCCGGATTTAGTTTTAACAAACGTACCAATATTACTTAGTCTGTTTAGTTTATTTATAATAATTAATTTACTATCCACCACGAAATTCTGCATTTCAAAGACTTTTTGTAGATTTTTTATATTACCCTTAGAAAAAAACTTTAATAACTCATCTCGTTTAGTAACTTGTACCTGTTTACCTTTCTCGGAACTTCTTTTATCTATTTCTTTAGCGTATCTGTCATTAACAAACATCACTAGACCTGTAGCATGAGCCTTGGTGTTAGTAATTCTCTGTCCATCTCGGACCTTTTTATTGTTATATACATTAATAAGCATATTTAATTCTTTGTTTTGTTCTATCTCTTTAAGGGTAGATGAAGCGATTTGTTTAAATAACTTACCAGCATTAGATAGATTCTTTGTTACGGCCTCGGTTTCTTTTGCAGTAAGAGTCGCAGTACCAGAAAGATCGGGCATTGTTGCGTCTACCATCCAAACACTCTTGGACGGTTTTAACTTAGGTACTATCTCTCTACCAAACTCAGCTTGCATAGTCTCAAAGGTAGAACCATTATAAATTGTGTGCCATACTATTCCTATCTTAGCCGCTCTAATTTCTTTAGCAATATCACTGTCAGTAGGGACAGCGTAAGCAATGGTATTAGGATGAAAAACAGTATAAGATACTCCATCAATCGTTTCCTTCTTTAGGTCTGAATTGTCGAACATGAAGTCACCTTGAATAACTCCCTTAATGCCTAACTTCTGTAATTCATCGAATGCTAGTATTAATTTCTTACTGAGATCACCCGAAGTATCTGCTTTAATATCTTCATGTGACTTATAAATCTTTGGATCGGCATTAAAGATACCCTTCTTCGCTACAAAGAATGAACCATCTCTTGGGTCTTCACCAGCAAATACTGCAGGAGCACCATCCCACTTAACGGTTATATCAACGGATTTCTTAGAGTTACCACTTAACATATCTCTCAGACTTCTTAGAGCGTTGATAGCTTGACGTGCACCCTTGACACCACCATCAAGAATCAAATCTTCAAGGTGGGTCATGTGTGTATTTTTGCCAGCTGCTTCTGATAGATGACCTTTAAACCCTTTCATTATTCGTACACCTTTACATAAGCACTGGAGTCTTCAGACTTGGATCCAGCATAGTTAATAATTTTAGTTAACCAACGATTGGCCTTAGGGCCAGTGTTTAAATCCAGATAGTATACTAGGTACAAACAGCTTAGTTTAGCACTTATCCAATAGTAATCTTTTTTAGCTAACTCTTCCGAAAATGTTTCAAAGGTGTCGTTCTTATAGAAATTAGTATACATCTTGTGAAAGATACTAATGGATCTTTGATCACCTTTAGATATTTTCTTTGCAATTGAATTGACCTTAGAAGGATCTGGTACAGTCTTTCTGAATACTTGTTTCATTCCATCCTGCATAATACCGTAACCCGCACTACCACCTCTGGCATTTTTCATTACGATCTCACCTTTAATAGAACCACCTAAACTACCTGCTCTTAATTGGAACTTACCTCCATCAAAGAGAATTGCTGCACCTTTATTACTCCAGAAAGTCCCTCGGGTCTCACTTTGCAATAGTATTTTAAGCATCTTGTGGTCATCGGTATCAGGTGGTAATTTAACATTATACGCTTTAATCTTAGCGGTCTTCTTAACAAGTTTAAGTGAGATACCTACGAGTTGTCGGTCTACGAAAGCTTGAAGTAGTGCTTTATTATAAGCGGCTATTGAGGATGTATCGAGTGTTTTTAGTTTAAATGACTTTTCAACAGCCCAGAAATCACCGGGGTTCCACTTATCATCTTTAACAGCACTCAACCCAGAATTCTTATATGCTATGTTTTTTAATGCATATACTGTATTCATCAACTTACTATTTCTATGGAATGTTTGGGATTTGTTGATGTAACCTTCTTTAACTAGTATTTTGGCAGACTCATAGGATGAATGAAACCAACCATCTTCTACTGCATAGATTTCTTCAAAGGTGGCATCGACATAGACTCTACTAAATGCTGCCTTAAGAATGGCTTCATCCTTAAAGTACTCTTCGTCTTGCATTCCATTGTCAAGCATGGCCTGGCAGATAACACAGTTGTGACTTTCAGTAATTTTAGTATTAAGTGTACCGCCTCCAGCACCACCCCCACCACCAAAAACTTTACTTTTCTTGAGCTCAGAAGTACTAAAGGTTTTGCTGTCGCCTTGTAGATTAAAAGGTTTATGAAGTTTCTTAAAGATTTCTATTTGTTTGAGAGCGTCTTCGATGTCGGTTACTATAAATGTACCACCCTTAGCTAATTCAAGGGGTTTGCCATCGCGTATAAGCCTCGATAGAATACTAATTCGGTCTTCGCCAGTGCCTGCGTTCGGCTTCTTTAATTGACTAGGTATTAGTCCTATTGGGGCCGCTTCAAGAATGGTTTCTTGTGATAAAAAACTTTTCATTAATCCTCCGTACCTATATTGATATAAGTATTTATAATAAAAAAAATCTGGGCTTAGTTGAGGCGGGGAGTTATTTTGCCCTCTTCGTCTATATCAATGATACGACCTTCTTGTAAGTGTTCAAGCATCTTTTCAGCTCCTTCTCTAACACCTATCTTATAAGAGGAATAACCCACACCTACAGCGCAGAATATGAATATTGCTTCAATCATACTGAGATCCTTTCAATTTTTACTTTATCAACTTTATTAACCATACCTCTAACAAACTCTATGGCCTCAGCCATTGAACTAAAAATATAGTCCGCTACGATTGTGTCTAGGTCTGTGGCAGTAACTCTGAATGCGTTCATAAAATTATCTCTCTCTGATTGAATGTTTATTATACTATGGTATTGCGAGTTTGTCAACACTTATTTACCAATGTGTTTAATATCTGTCGATGGTATTACTTGATATGCACCTTTATTATATGCAGGGGCAACAGTAAAATTCTTAGATGCTTCTTGTTTCCAAGATTGGTCTTCTGCTGTGTGGTACTTAGTACTACCACTAAAGGATGGGTATTTAGCATTAAATGCATCCATCTGTTTTTCAGCAAGAGTCTTTTCTATAACTAAGGGTTTAAATTCTGGTTTTAGTTTGCGCTTAGTTTTAAGGCCGGGGGATTTTCTTTTACGGCCTGTGGGGTCGTATCTAAGTGATCCTATATAACTATTCATATTGTTCCATAATAAGTTGAGTCCGGGGTGGTTCATTATCGGTTATTTGGAGGGGGTCAGGTTACCAACCTCACCCCGGACTCTTCCCTCTATTTCACGGACTTCTTCATTTCCGTATAGGTGTTCGGACACCAACCCCTACCGCTTTAGTTCGTCCGGTAGGTGACGACTGCCACTTAGGCCCCCGAAGGAGTCTGGGCAGAATTTATACTCCTGTCCAACGTACATTATTAACATTTAGATCGAAGACATTTCCTCGAGCAAAGTTAGTAGCAGGTTTATTCCATCCTGCTGCCATCAACATATCTCCAATTTGGAAAGGTTGATTGGTCTTATTATCAATGTATTTTGGAGACTTCTTAACTACAAACCCTACTACAGATGATCTGCCGTCTCTGGACCTGACCAACTTCAAATAGTTCCTACCTTCTTCAAAGGTATATGTCTCATCGCGTGCATGTTCAAACTGATCATGTAGTTGATTTTGCATAGTTAGTAGTAGTTCGTTAGTCTTTTCAATTAAGTCGTTCATAATATAAGTCCTTATCATTTAATATAGGTATATTATACTACGGCTTAACACCTTTGTCAACCCTTTTCTGCATTTATTTTCATTTATTTTAGTTATATTGACTATAACTGAGCTTTATACTGTGAAACTCTCTCCACAACCACATTCTGCGGTGACGTTAGGGTTCTTAAACTCAAACCCCTCATTCAACCCTTGTCGGGTATAGTCTAGCTCAGTGCCGTCTAATACTACAGCACTCTTAGAATCGAGTACTATGGTTACATCACCAGCTGTAATTACGGTATCATCAGCTGTTGGTTTATCGACAAATTCTAATACATAAGAGAAACCATTACATCCAGAGCTTTTTACACCCAGTCGAACACCTAGAGTATTTGCTCTCTTTTCTAAATGCTTGGTGACTTGTTGTAGCGCAGAGTCTGTTAGTGTAATCATTGTTTTTCTCTATAGTTATCTATTGCAGTTTTAATAGCATCTTCAGCCAGAACCGAACAGTGAATCTTCACTGGTGGCAGGGCCAACTCTTCGGCTATGTGGGTATTTCTTATAGTGTATGCAGATTCAAGGGTTCTTCCCTTAACCCACTCAGTGAGCAAACTACTAGAAGCAATAGCTGAACCACACCCGTATGTTTTAAATTTTGCATCGGTTATGATCCCACTATCATCTACTAATATCTGCAGCCTCATTACATCACCACAAGCCGGAGCACCAACCATGCCAGTTCCTACATTAGAATTAGCATCATCCATAGTACCAACATTGCGCGGATTTTCATAATGATCTAAAACTTTATCGGAGTATGCCATGGCTCTTGCCTCTTATGCTATACCAATCCTGTGTTTATGGACAACTGAACTAATTAGTTGTCCCCTTCTATTATATGTATACAAAGTCTCCTGTTGATGCGTATCATTTATCCGTACTACTGCTTTTATAACAGCTTCTTTAGATTGTTCTACATGATATGCCGGAGTAGTCTCAATAGCTTGAATATGTTTTATTGGTTCAATCACTCGAGCAGTCACAGTGCACACACGTGCATCCATTACTTACAAGTGATTCAAATGTATCCCACACCTTTTGGAACCTAAGATCAGCAATATACTTTAAACCTAATAACTGGTTCTGAATAGTATCGCAATCTTCGGATGTTAAATCCAAATTATCTGTGTTATGATATATCAAATCAATATCTTCTGACGTTGACCACGCTTCCATAATCGCAGCTTCTAAATCAAATCTATCTTTCTTCATAAAAGTTTAACTCCGTTTGTATTGGGCCGTTCTTCTTAAAGAACATGCAGTTATCTTCGTCTAGTTCTAGGGTAAATGAATCACCCACTTCAAGTCCGGTATTGCTTAATTGCACTTGATGTGTAAGATCTGGTTCACCTTTATCATCTAGTTTTAAACCTTCTCTCGTTATTGAGAATCGGTAGTCCAAGTATCGCATCATTTTTCTCCAATGCTGTTATAAATTTGGTGTGCCCACCAGGACTTGAACCTGGAACCTACAGCTTAGAAGGCTGTTGCTCTATCCAATTGAGCTATGAGCACGACATTTCTTTTAGATAATATCGTCAAGAGGGAATATCTCATAGATAACTTTCCCTACTGCTTTTGCAATGTCCATATGTTCTTGTTGTGTACCATTCTCTGCACGCAGTTGAATGTAATGAATCCAAGAACGAAGTGTGCCGTTAACATACAAGCGAGACATAGTGTTACCCTCAGGTAATACAGACCTTGCCTGTTCTTTAGCGATACCTTCTTTAATAGCCCACTCATAAACTTCTCTAGCTTTATTGATTACTTCTTGTTGTTTAATATCCCATAGGTCTTGTACAACCTGTGATGCAGCATCAATACTGTTCTGTCGATTCTTAGGGTCCTGTAATCTAGCACCTCTTCGGACAAACGACATATCCTTAGTTGGATCTGCATATCTCTGAGAGAATTCTTGGAAAGAGAACGAACGGTGTCTTAGTAACTGCCGACCGATATCTCTTGTAGTGTCTATTTCTAAACATGCACTGACCATCTCTAATGGAGACCAATGTTGATGTTTGATTAGATATTTAACGAGCTTCTCAGAAGTAGCTTCGTTGATTTGGTTGCCGGGGTTTGATACCCTAGCACAGTATGCAACCATCTGCAGGAGGTCGTCTGATAACTCACTGCCTGCAGGAGGTTGACTATATGATATAAGTTTCACATTCATCATGTTATAATTCTAGCCTTCCTTGCGTACCAAAGTGTAGATTCCCCAAGCTAGTCCTGCCCAAGCAAGTAGTTTAGCGATTCCTCCAAATAGAATTACTCCACCGCATACTGCGATTAAAGTAGCTCCGTCCCATGTGGTTCTTTCGGGTAGTCTATCTTTTACCCAGTCTGTTATCTTATCCA